GCACTGTAGGCTTTACACCTGATCCTGATGCTGATGACTTCATCGCCTACGACAGTTTAACTGAGGCTGACGTACTGGCATGGGTACACGCAGAAGTTGACCAAGACGCTACTGAAGCGGCACTGATGGCTAAGATTGAGGCAGACAAGAATCCTGTAACTGGATCTGGAATGCCTTGGTAAATAACAATAAGGAATAGTCATGTCAGACCTAGAGCAAGCAATAAGCCGTTTAGAGGCTCATGAGCGTGAGTGTAGCATTCGTTATCAAATGATTCAAATGCAACTGGACGCACACAATCAACGCTTTGACAAACTAGAGAAGATGATGACAGGTGGCTTTGCGTCTATTGCTGTCATCGTTACTATGGCTATTGCTATCTTGGAGTTTGCTCGATGATTGAGTCACTCATAGGGCCTGTTACAGGGCTTCTAGACAAGTTTGTAGAGGACAAGGACCAGAAGGCTAAACTGGCCCATGAAGTCGCTACAATGGCTCAGAGACACGCTCAGGAGCTTGCTAAGGCACAGCTGGAGGTTAACAAAGTAGAAGCAGCACACAAGTCCTTGTTTGTCTCTGGTTGGAGACCTGCGGTTGGTTGGTGTTGTGTCTTGGGTATGACTGGTAATTTTATGGTCATTCCTTTTACCAACTTTGTACTAGCTTTGTTGGCTGTTGAAGTCACTATACCACTCATTGACCTAGAGACTATGATGCCTGTACTTATGGGTATGCTTGGTCTTGGTGCTATGCGTTCTTATGAAAAAACTAAGGGCGTATCGAGGGAAAAGTAAATGGCATATTATGTAGGTACACAACAGTTTCCTAGTATCTATGCAGCTTCTAGGTTTTTAGCACAGAATCCTCAACCGGGAGTTAGCATTACGTCTGCTCCTGTTGCGCCTGCGGGTATGCTTACTAAACCTGCTCCTACTACTAAGCAAACTGGTCCTGTAGGTACGCCTAGTACACCACCCAAGCAGATGCCGGGAGAGTCTGGGCCGTTTGATCCTAATGCTCCAGTGCCAACACCTGCGCCTGCTCCTCAACAAACTGCACCTGTAGGTATGCCTAGCAGTGATCCTACAAAAACTCAGCCCGGTGAAACTGGACCGTTTGACCCTAATGCTGAACCACCAGCGCCTGCAACAACACCTGAGCCAGAGACTGAGCTTGCTCCGCCTAAGCCTTTGCCAGATACAAAAGATGTTGAACCTGCACCAGAACCTGAAGGTGTTACTACCTTTACATTCTTTAAAGGCGCAGAGCTAGGCGATGCAAACCCTGATTTTTTATACAAAAGAGGCGATGCTACACAGGTAACAGAATCTGAGTTACGTGAGTACTTTAATGCTAAAGGCTCTCAGATGCTCAAACGAGCCTTCGGTGACTTTGATAACTACTTAGCCTACATGACTGAGCGAGAGCAGTTAATTCAAGCTGGTAATTACGATGTTGGTAACTGGGATGAGTACACTGGTTCACTAACTGAAGATGAGTTAATGATTCTTGAGGGCGAGGATCTTACTCAATACGGTGATGATGCCCAGTCTAACTATTCAGAGTTATATGGTCAGCAAATGCAGGAGCAGTCGTCTGCTTATGATCGCTGGGTTAACTCTGAAGCCAACCAAGCATTACTAGCCAAGTACGGTGTTGGTTCTACTATCTATAACAATGATGGCGACAAGTATGAGTGGAACGGCTCTGCCTATGTAAAAACAGTTAAACAAGATCAGTTAGGTCTTGTTGACTATGTAAAGATGGGCATTATAACTGCAATGGGAATTATGACTGGCGGGGCAGTATCTGCTGTCGCTCCGTCATTGGGAACTGTTGGTTCTTCTGTTGTAAGCAATGCTATTACTCAAGCTATTACTACCGGCTCTATCGACCCTGATCAACTTTTACAAACAGCGGCTACTGCAGGATTTGGTCAGGCTCTTAATGAAGTTATTGGCCCTGCACTTTCTGAGGCTATGGGTGGTCTTGATCTTTCAGAAATAACTGGCATTGAAGAATTAGACAATGTTCTTAATGCAATGGGCCAAACAGCTATCCGTCAAGCAGTTTTTGATGGGCAGTTAGACATGGAAGGTGTTCTTGCATCTGGTTTGTTAACTGGCGCTCAAGAATTTGTTGAGTTTTTGTTTGTTGATCTTGTTGGTCAACAAGCAATTTCTGAAGAAAAACAACGAGAGCTAGAAGAACTATACGCAGAATATGCCGGCGCTGTTGATGAAGACACAATGGCAGAAACTAACAGAATCATGGCAAATACTGTTAATGAAGCTATAGCCACTCAACAAAATGAAGCAATGCGTAATCAGCTTCAAGCTTTAGCAGGAAACTTGCAGTCTATTTATGAAGAAGCTTACGCCCCAACAACACCGCCTGTAGATGTAACAGCAAGTACAGTAGATGAGGCAGACTCAGAGCTTGTAGACACTACGGCTGATTTAACTGCTGACACTACTGCCGACGATGGACCAATGGAATCAATAATGTATGTTGATGACCAAGCCGTCCCAGCAGATAGAGTTGCTGAGATTCTAGAAGGATCTACAGTAGTTACAACATTAGACGGGTCAGGTGATTACGAGTATGGCCCTATGGAGGTAGGCGATACTTACTTAGCATATCACACTCAACACGTAGACGAGTCAGGCATTGAGTACACATTAATTAGAGGCTCAAATGGACGTTTGTATGTATCTGACGGAACAAACCTTGTTGAGTACCAAGGCGCTTCTGACTTAACGCACAACAACGCACAGATTAGCTGGCTAGATTCTCATTTAGTTTCTGGTGGAGGGCTTCCTACAGACACAAATAATGCAAACTGGCTTGACGTTATTATTAACGGCGCTGGAACACCTGAAGATTCTATGACTAATAGAATACTTGAAAACATGGAAGCTGGCTGGCAAGACGTAAATAACCCTACTCTTGAAAGCTCTATGGCCGCACCAACACCGGATACTCCGCTTGAAACAGAAGTAGAAGTAGATCCGTTTGAGTATGAAATTGAACCAGAGGTAGTTCCTGAGCCTCCGCCTGAACCAGAGCAGCCGCCAGTGCCTACTGAACAACAGCCTACTGAAGGACAGGAAGGAGAAACTGGAGTAGTTAGAGAAATATTCCCTGAGTATTTTCCCGAACCAGCTCCAGCACCAGCTCCAGCACCAGCACCAGCACCAGCACCAGCACCAGCTCCAGCTCCGGGCCGTGACGGTGTTGATGGTAGAGATGGTAGAGATGGTGTAGACGGACAACGTGGTGAACAAGGTGAGCAAGGTCCAAGAGGTGAACAAGGTGAGCAAGGTCCAAGAGGTGAACCCGGTAGAGATGCTGATCCTGAAGCTATTCGCGGTGTTGTAGAAAGTGTTTTAGAAAATGCACCGTTTGCTACGCCTAGCGAAGTAGCTGATGCAGTAGCAGCAGCAGGTTACGCTACACCAGCAGATATTGGAACTGCTCTTGCCCAAGCAGGCTTTGCTACACCTGAAGACATTACTCGTGCAGTAACAAGTGCTGGGTTTACCACACCGGAAGATGTTGCTAATGCCTTGGCAAATGCAGGGTATGTAACTCCTGAGCAACTAGGTAACGCTTTAGCAGCATCAGGTTTTGCTACACCAGAAGACATTGCTACAGCGGTTGCTCAAGCTGGGTATGCAACACCAGAAGACGTCGCCACAGCAGTAGCAGCGGCTGGTTATGCAACACCAACAGACGTTGTTAATGCAATAGCAAGCGCCGGTTTTACTACGCCAGAAGACGTTGGCCGAGCCTTAGCTAATGCAGGATATGTTACTCCAGAACAGCTTGGAAATGCATTATCAAACGCAGGCTTTGCTACACCAAAAGATATAACAGACGCTATTGCGGGAGCCGGTTTTGTAAATCCTGATGACATGGCTACAGCTTTAGCTAATTCAGGTTTTGCTACTCCTGACGACATTAAAAATGCTTTATTAGGGTCAGGTTTTGCTACTCCTGACGACATTGACAGAGCGTTAGCAAGCGCTGGTTTTGCTACAGCAGAAGACGTAGCAGCGGGTCAAGCTCAAGCAGAAAACGAAAGAAGAGCATTACAACAAGCCCTTATTGCAGTAGGTGGTGATGTTAATCGTTTAGATGCACAGACACGTCAACAGTTTGAAGAGTTTGGTGAAGACGTTAATCAGTTGTTTGCTGGCGTTAACGTAGATATTAAAGGCTTGCAAGAAGGTCAAGTTAGTCAAGCCGAAGCTTTTGCTCAGTATCAAGCAGACGCTTCAGTTAAAGCAGCAGAGGCTGCAGAAGAACGTAGAAACTTACAGCAGTCATTGATTGCAGTACGAGGCGATGTTACTCAGTTAGACGAAAGCACTCGTCAACAATTTGCAGAGTTTGGCGGTACTATTAACCAGCTATTTTCTGATGTAAACGTAGATATTAATGCGTTACAGACGGGACAGATTAGTCAACAAGAAGCACAGCAAGCATTTGAAGAAAGCGTAGCCAGTCAATTTGGCGCTGTATCAGGACAGCTTGGTGGGTTAATGTCTGAAGTAGCGGGCCTTGGAGAGCAAATTGGAGGTGTAGGGCAAGGATTAGGACAGCTAGGTGAAGGAGTAGGAATGCTTGGAACAGCTTTAGGTTTAGGTTTAGGCAGTCTTGGACAGCAACAACAACAGCTTGCTGCTCAACTTGCTAAACCAGATCCTATACCGTTTGATCCGTTCCTTCAAGGTCTTAGTCCGTTTCAACCATTAACGCCTATAGCACTTACTCCACAAAAACAAGTAGATGCTGTAGAGGAACTTGATAAATTTTTTGGTAGACAAACAGGAATGCTCGTATGACATACCTTAACCTTATGAACAGTGTACTGCGTCGGTTACGCGAAGAAGAAACCACGTCAGTAACCAGTACAACCTACGTTAAAATGGTAGGTGACTTTATTAATGATGCTAAGACACTGGTCGGTCAGGCTGCTGATTGGTCTGCGTTGCGTGAGACTATAACAATATCTACTACTGCGTCAGATAACACATACTCGCTGACAGGTGGCGGTGACAACATCAAAGTTATGTCAATGCTTAACGATACTGAAAACTGTTTTATGGAGTATCAGACTAAGGATTGGTTTAACGAACAGTTGTACATCAGCAGCGCAGCAGAGGGCGCACCACGGTACTTTACCTATAACGGTCTAGACGCTAGTGGTGATACTCAGATCCTTGTAGGCCCAACACCAGACGCTGTGTACAGCATACGTGTAGATACTGTTAAGCGACAAGCAGATCTTAGTGCCAATGACGATGTGTTGCTTATTCCTGCACAGCCAGTAATACACCTTGCTGTAGCGTTGTTAACACGTGAACGTGGTGAGACAGGCGGTACATCTACTGCTGAGTACTTCACTATTGCTAACCAGTACTTGTCTGACGCTATTGCTATTGACGCAGCAAAGCATCCTGAAGAGATGGTATTTAGGACTATTTGATATGGCTCAAGAACTACGTAGCATTAACCTTGTTGCTCCGGCGTTTAAAGGTGTTAACACTGAAGACTCGCCGCTGGCACAAGACCCGTCTTTTGCTGAGATTGCAGACAATGCTGTAATTGACAAGCGAGGACGTATTGCTGCACGTAAAGGTCACACTGTTGTTACTACAACTAAAACTGTCCTTGGTACTGACTCGTTACGGGCTATCAAAGAGTTCAAGGACAATGCTGGTAACACCAAGATCTTTTCTGTAGGTAACAATAAGATCATTAGTGGTACGACTACACTGGTTGACGAGACACCCGGTAGTTATACCATCACTGCAGACAATTGGAAGCTTGTAGACTTTAATGATAAAATCTACTTTTTTCAACGCGGTTTTCAACCTCTTGTATATGACAACGCAGGAGGCTCTGTAATCACTCTCAGCAGCGTTTCTGGTGCAGCTGGTGTCACGTCTGCTATGTACGGTAACGAAGTCCTAGCGGCTTATGGAAGGCTCTGGACAGCAGACGTTACTGGAGATAAATCTACCGTTTACTGGTCTGATTTGTTAATTGGTCACGACTGGTCAGGCGGTACAAGTGGTAGTATTGACATCTCAAAAGTCTGGCCTGATGGCTATGACGAGATTGTAGCGTTAGCAGCACATAACGGACTGTTGATTATCTTTGGTAAGCACAGCATTGTTGCGTATCAAGGAGCAGAAGCGCCAGCTACGATGTCCCTTGCAGATACTGTAGCAGGTGTTGGTTGTGTTGATAGAGACACTGTGCAGTACACTGGTACAGACGTGTTGTTCTTGTCACACACCGGACTTAAGAGTTTTGGTAGGACAATACAAGAAAAGTCTCTACCAATTAGCAGTCTGTCAGGAAACATTACCAAGGACATTATTGCTGCGTTGCAAAACGAGACTGAGTTCTTTAGATCTGTCTACAGTCCTGAAGAAGGTTTTTACTTGTTAACCTTTACGGGTCAGGACGTAACGTACTGCTTTGACGTACGAGGCACGTTAGAAAATGGAGCATACCGTGTTACTCGATGGCCGTCAACTAAGTTTACAGCGTACACGCGTTTAGATGACGGTACGTTATATGTTGGTACTGTTAGCGGTATTAGCACGTACACTGGTTACAGCGATAACGGAGAAGGCTACAGATTTAAATACTACAGCCCTAGTCTTACGTTTGGTGACAGCGCACGTATTAAGATTTTGAAGAAGCTAAAGCCTACACTGGTTGGTGCAAACAACTCAGTCGTATTTATGAAATGGGCTTATGACTTCGACACAACATACGCAACAACAGAGTTTACGGTAGGTACTCAGATTA